GATTCAGTGATGGCCCCATCCGGGCCGAAAACGTGCGCGACCTTCATCCGAGGCTTGGGCGCGGTCGCTTGCTGCAACTGCTCCGCCATGCCTTGCGCGAACTCAATCACGCCCGCCAGTTGCTGACGGATGGCTTCGATGTCCTGCATCGTCCGTTCGTCTTCCGCGGTGGATTGCGCTTGCAACGATGCGGCGTGCATCTGTGCCGTGGCCGCCGCTTCGCTCTTGACGCGAGCGGCCTCGACGTCTGCCTCGGCTTGGATGGGCGCCGTCAAGCGCGCGACTTCGACCTTCGCCCATGCCTCGGCCTTCGACCTCTCGACGCCGGCCAGAATGTCGGCCTGCTTGTCTTTCAGAGCCTGCTCGGCCTTCTCCGCGCGCTGCGTCAGTTCGGCCATCTGCTCCTGAACCTGCGCGATCAACTCCGGCGGGATCTGCGGTTGCGCGCTCTCGGCGCCAGGCTCTTGCTTGTCTGGGTCCGGGATGTACTGATCGACCTCGAACCGCTCATCGAAGCGGCGCAGCGTCTCTTTGAGAAGCGCCATCGCGAGCTGTGCAAGCTGCTCCTGTCCGGCTTGGCGAACCGCGACGATCTCCTTCACCGTGTCCTTGATGACCGGCATCAGCTTCGTCCAGCGGTCTTGCTCCTGCAGACGATCCGGGCGGCCCGTCGAACCGCCGCGCACACGCACGCTTACCTGATCGAACGCTTCCTCTGCCGAGACGGTCGGCCACACGGCATCGGTGCCCGCAACCTTCTGCACTTCCTCCGGCGTCAGCTTGCGCAGCATGATTTCCAGCGCGTAGACGCCGACCTCGGACAAAAGATCCTCGATCACGTCGGTACGCTCGGCGCTGCGACCGCGCAGGCCCTGCGACAGAATCTCGGCCTCGGTCGCGGTCTTGGCCTTCAGCACTGACCCGCGGGCCGCATCGCCACCGCCGACAAGTTGCTCCATGTCGGAGCGCGCTGGCGCGGTGTCATAAACAGCCGGGTTGATGGTGCCAAGCGTGATCGGCGCGATGTCGTTCGTGAGCGGAGCATTTCCGACCGCTTCCACGAGGATCACGTCGTTCCCGCGCCGGTTGCGGATGTTCTCCACGTCGGTCGGCGTGAGTTGCCCGCCCCTGCGCGCCAGCGTGAACGGACGCGCGTCTCGGCGATCTTTCTCCAGATCCTCGCGCGCCTCGTTGTACTCACGGACAACAGCGTCCGTCAGCTCGACGTCAGACGGCGGCAGGAACGCGCCGTCGATCTCGTTCCACAGCAGCAGGAAGAACGGATACCAGCGCTCGCCGGTCCAATCCGGGCTGTACGACTCGCGGCACAGCCCTTCTTCCCCAAGACACACCGTGTGCACGCGGTTCGACTGCTGGTCCCACACCTCGAACACGCGCACCAGCTGCGATCCGCCGTTCTCGTTGCGCTGGCCGTCCGTAGCGCTTTGGTCCGGCTTCGGCTTGCTTGCGTACTTCTTGGCCTTGTCGGGCTTGTATCCGAACGCGGCTTCGTACTGCTCGCACGTCATCCAAACGCACTGGCCGAGCTTTGCCGCACGCGCGTAGTCCTGAATCTCGAAGACCGAGCGATCCAATACCAGCATGTCGTCCGGCATCACGAAGTCGAGCACCAGGCCACGGCCAATGCGGCGCTCGGCCTCGGTCCGCATGCCGGCGATCGTCTCGTTCAACTCGGCAATCTGCCGGTCAATGTCCTGACCGGCAGCCGGGTCGTTGATCGCCGCGCGTTGCTGCTGCAGCCGTTGCAGATTGTCTTGGCTGTCCTTCAACCGGTTCTGGATCAGCGGATCGGCCGGTCGGCCCTGCTGCCACGACAGCTTCCACCAGCCCACCGCGTTGGTGTATGCGCTCGTGAGGATGCGCTTCGCCCGCTTCTTCAGATGGCAGCGCTGCGTCAGCATCTCGTCGAGCAGCGCCTCGCAAGCCTCACCGAACGCGCGCGCAGCCGGCAACCGCTCGGGCGGCACGCTCTTGGTCGGCTGAACGGCAAACTCCGGGTCTTTCGCGTACACCTGGGGCCGCATGGCCGCCAAGTTCGCGAAGTGCAGATTCACGCGGAGCTTTTTGTCGCTGTTCGGGATGTTCCCGCGCAGCAACTTCCGGTTGTCGGCGAACCGCTTGTGGTCGTCCTGCCGATCGCGGAGCGCTTCCTCGATCTCCTGCTGGAGAGCCTTGGACAGCGCCTTTTCCTGATCGGAGACGACACGAGGCGCCGAGCCTTGCGACTCGGCGCCATCTTGCGGCGATTGGCCGACGATCATCGGCGCGTTAAGCCGCGATCAGGCCGTTTTGGGTGCCCGACGTCCAGGCCGACAGGCTCGGGCGCAGGATGTACGGCAGCTTCACCTCGAACGGCGTGCCTTCGGCGGTGGCCGCGAGCACGATCGACGAACTGGCGACAGTCGACGAACTGGCCGAGCTGGCGTTGGTGTTCGTCACGAACGAGTGCGAGGACGACACGACCGGCGCCGAGACAGGGCCCAACTGCGAGTTGTCGCCCGCGGCGAACTCGGAGTAGCTGCCGAACGCTTCCAGGAGAAGCGTGCCGACGCAATTGCCGCCCAGCACCAGAAGCGCCGAATGGTTCTGACCGAGCGGGGTCTTGTCGAACACCAGGCCGGCGCGAACCGTGCCGCCGTGCGTGCCGTTGCCCACGGAGCCGAGCAACTTGAAAGTCGTCGCGGTGACGTACTCCAGCGTCCAGATGCCGTTCGCGGCGGTGTTGCCGGTCACGCCGGAGATTGCCAGGCGGTCGCCGGTCTTGAGGCCGCTGTTCGCGCCCACGGTGATGACGATGGGCGTCGCGTTGGTCGAACCGCTGATGGCAATCATCGCGGTTGCGGAGCCGGCAGAGCCGATGGAGACAGTCTTCAGAGCCATTTCATTCCCCTCTCAAGCAGAGAACGGCCCTGCCAGCCGGGTGCGAAGCAAAGGGCCGCACCGCCCTGTTCAGTTCTTGGGGCCTTCCACGCCGCCCGAAAGCAGGATGTCGTCACCACGCAGCACGCGGATTTGGCCCACGTCCTTAACGAAGGCGTCGCTCATCTCGGCAGGCGCAGCGGTCGCCAGTTCCATCCGGCGGACCGGACTCACTTCGGCCAAGCGCGCAAGTGCGGCGTTTGCCTCTTGGTAGGCCGCCTCTTCGTGGCCGAGTGCGTCGATGGTGTCCTGCAGGCCGAACGACGCCATCACGTCGGCCGTGGCGCGGTCCTGCGCGACGATCAGCATCGCGTCCCCGCCGACCAGGGCACCTCCGCGGATGCCGCCGAGAGGCTTGCCGTGCAGCCAGCCGCCTACGGTGTACGCCCACACATGCGCGCCGCTGTCGTCCAGAAAGTCGCCCTCGAAGATGACGCAAGGCTCGGAGACGTGGCGCAACTCGTCAGCCGGGATCGACTGACGGCCGGACAGATCGGGTCGGACGTTGGCTGCCTCGATATGCATGCCGGCAACGATGCCCGGTCACGCGCAGCGTTTTCCCCCCGTTTAGCCCTTCTGCTGCATGAGCCAGTCAAGCGTGAACGGCTTCGGGCCTTTCAGCTCGCGCGGCTTCGGAACCCGGCTCATTGGGCGAGCCATGCAGGCGTAACGCGTGTCGTCGGCGCAGTTGTGAACCGAGATGCCGCCTTCCACCGTGAAAGCAGACCGGACAGGAACGGTCAGGCAGTAGACATCAGCCCGACCGGCTGGCTCGACTCGCAGCACGCGCAACCTTCGCCAACTCGTGCCCACATTCTCGGGAGCAAGCCTTGGTAGCGGCGTATCTGTTCGCCTTAAACGTGGCACCACAGTGAGCGCACTTGCGCTCGACATCATCGGCGCCTGACTTGCGTCTATGAGCCGACTTGCAGGCGTTGCCGCAGAACGATTGCCGTCCGATGAGGCCGTCGAATAAGCCACCACAGTGCGCGCACGCGACTCGCACGCGCTCGTGCAGCTTTTCAGCGCAGTGGCGCTCGTAGTGCTCTCTGTGCCACTTCTTGCCGTCGTCCGACCCATGCCAAGCCGCTGCAGCAACCTGCGCAACCGGCAGCGCCAGTTTCCCGCGCTCGCCGGACTCTGGACCGTGGTGCCGCAAGTGCTCAAGGCCCCGCAGAAGCTGCAAGTTCTCGACGCGGTTGTCGGTCGGGTCGCCGTTGATGTGGTGGACGTGATACCCAGGCGGGATGTCTCCGCGCAGCCGCTGCCACACCAGCCGATGCAGCCTGACGCCCTTTCGCTGGAAGTAGCGCCCGCATCTGTAGTAGCGAACGCCGTCGAACTCTTGACAGGTGTCGGACAGGACTTTGAGCATGTCCCATCGTATCGGATCGCGTCCCGTAGGTCTATGGCTTGGCGCCATCCTTCTGCCGTCTCGAACCGATGGTCATGCGTGCACACGATCTGCGTTCCGTCCTCGAACGTCAGTCGAACGACTTCAGCGTTTCGGCGCGTCAATCGGGCGTTGATGCCCAGCATCTGACCGCCGCTCGGCGAGCGCAGCGCAACCGCATGACGGCCAGCCAGATCGGCGATGCGAACCGGACCATCGGCGCAGTCGACCAGCGTGTCGCCAGCAAAGCAGTGATCCTCACCGTCCGTGTCGATGTCCTCAATCCGGTTCTTGTCGTGCTGGCACGCCGGAACGGTGCGCTTCCAGTCGAGGCAGTTGTCGGTAACGAACAACATTGGCCTCTGGCCGTCGCCGTTGATGCGCGCCCGAACCTGCTGCCAGCCTGTGACCCGCGTGTTGTCAGCCGGCTTGAACCGCGGCCCGGTCATGTCAGGTAGCGCCCGGATCATCCGTTCTGCGATGCTGGGGCCGCCGTCTTCCTTCCACATCGATGGGTCGGCAACGCTCAACTGCTCGTCGATCTTCTCGCCGGCTTCGCGGTCCTTGATGCCGCGTGCGACGACTTCGGCATCCAGCTTGAGGCCAACGTTCGGCTCGCCTTCCTTGCAGCCGTACCACTCGCGGTAACGCACGATCGAGCCGCGCGGCACCATCACTTCGCCGCCTGTCTTCAGCTTCACGTAGTGGTCGTCGTCAGCGATGGCCCACCAGCCGACAGAGAACGGCCGCGCGCTGCCCCAGTCCATTGACCTGTAGCGCGTCCACTTAGACGGCGGATTCCACGTCGGCAGGTAGATCGCTGGCGTGATGTTGTCGAAGAACGCGCCGGCCACGATGTCCCAATCGCCTTCAAGCCAGGCGCGGCGCAGCGCTTCGTTGCCGCCGGTGGCCGCCAGGATGCGCGACCGATAAGCCGGGTCGGCTTTCATCAGGATCTGGTTATCGGCGGTCTTCGACGGCACGAACATCCGCGTAAAGCCAGTCTCCGGGTCGTTGTATGGCGTCATCGGCGGCGCGGGGCTGATATAGCGCTGCTTGACCCACACGTGCCCGATGCCTCCAGGGTTTCCAGTCAGCCGCACGCGGCACGGCACGCCATGCGGGCTGCGCAGCGTCGACAGCATCTTGAGCAAGCCGGCCGGCGTCGCGTACTCCGTCACCTCGTCGAAGCTGATGCCGGTGTATTGGTGGCCGTGATAGCGCCCGTAGTCTTTGTCGTTCTCGATGTAGCGCATCTTCACGCTCGCGCCGCTGGGCCAGTACCAGCACGAAGAGAACGGATAGTCGGCGCTCGGCTGCGTCTTGAAGACGGCGCCCTCGCCAGGGAACACCTCAGACGCGCGGGCTTGCAGTTCTTCCAGCTCGGGAAAGGTCTTGCGGAACATGATTCCGCGCCATGCCTTGCCGTAGGTGAGCGCGCCGTCTTCTTGGAAGCCGATCTGCAGGTCGGACTTGCCGCCACCGCGCTCGCCGCCGTAGAACAGCTCGTCGCACCAGTGAGCCGTCCAGGCGATTAGCTGCGCGCCGGGCTGCGGTTTCCACATGCGTCAAGCTTTGCTGCTGTGATCTTGCGACATGCAATGCACGCACAGAACGCGCCGCTTCCCAACACATGAAACAGCGGAATCCCAGTGTCCGCACTCAAGTCGAGTCTCTTTGACTTCGACCACCGTGGTGACGCTCTTGCGTCTCCACTTGCCTTCGGACACCTGCTCCTTGCATTCACTTTCAATTCGGCGCCATCTGTCAGGGCCAACCACAGTTCTTAGGTATGAATCGCTCATGTGCGCTCCGGGCTTGCCGTCATCCTAGCCCGTTCGCCTTCTTCCATTCTTCCAGCGACAGCCGCTCGACGACAGCCACAGCCGGGCCGCCGATCTCCTTGCCGTTGCTGGTGATGTCCTGCCGAACGCCGTACTTCTTCGGCGCCATGCGCTCGGCCAGCCAGCGTCGGTATTCGACGCGCAGCTTCGACCGCGACACATGCTCGCCGTTCAGCGATGGCCCGTGCTGCGTCTCCAGCCAATCGTTCGAGCCGTCGTCGCTGATGTCGAGCGCTTCCTCAACCAGCGCGTCAATGCCGGCTTCCTTCGCGCGCGCGTATTCTTCAGCAAACTCTGCGTAGCGCCACAGCCATTGCCTCACCGTGTTCTCAGCCGGCATTCCGTCTTCCTTGCAGGCGCGACGCAGAGAACCGAGCTCCGAAACGCGCTCGCAGATCCTCCTACCCATCTCCGGCGTGTACGTGTCCGTTCCCTTCGGCCTTCCCATCACCGCACCTCCACAAACCCAAGCCGGCGTTGTTCGCCCTGCTGCGTCACCGACTCGATATCCAGCCGAATCGCGAACTCTGCTTGATGCCTGACG